GCAGGTAAATTATTTAGCCTGCGTCATCATTCTCGGTTGTATGAATGCGTACCATTTCATCATCCATATCATCTTCTATTTTCTTTACTGCCTGACGAATATCATCATGCAATCTTTCCATAGGACTTTTTTCTTTGTCCATTTTTCTTTTTAGAACCATAATATTTATATTCTAATACTAGCACACCAATTATGTCAACTAGGTTTTCATAATGTAGCAAAGTGCATAGTATGGTGGTCTGTTCTCATGAGCTCCACCACCTCCAGTATTACTCATACTAAACGTATCAGCAGGATAACCACCAGCACCACCATAACTAACAGAGGTAGAACCACCACCAGGAAAATATTTTTTATTATCAAATGTTGTATCGTGTTTATGATTAGGCATTTGAGCAATACTTAAAGTTACAGTTTCAGCACCTCCAGTATCATCCACATCATAGTCACCATTACTAGCACTATAACCAACTACAAATTTACCAGATAAATTTGGTGTGCTATTGTTACCATCACATAAAACAAAACCAGTTGGAATCGCATCAGCAGCACCAGACCATAATATAATCATACCAGTTACAAATATACCTGCACCTTGAAGTTGACCAGTGGTAATGTTTGTCAGTAACGAACCATCACCAGAAAAATTAGTTGCTTTGAGTGTGTTTGTACTTGGGTTATATTTAACACCTGCGTCAACACGGATTGGATTATTACCACTACTTGCAGCAACAAAAGTCACAAACTGATCTGCATTTGTCGAGTTTTCATTAGTTCCAACATTATTTGCATTTGCCACACTTGTTGTGTTTGCATCTATCCATACAGTATCAGTTCCATCTGATGATAAAAGTTGACCTGCTGTTCCAAAATCACCATCACCATCAAATAATTTGCCTTGAACATATAAACTTGTTCCGACTGTTGCAATCCCAGTTACATTTGCATTACGACAAGTTATTTCATCAAGGTTTATATCACCTGTAAAGGTTGCGTTTCCAAATGTTAAGTCATCATTTTTAAAATCATAATTTAATTTTCCGTAGATATATACATCTTCAAATAGATTATCGACATCATAGGTTGGTCTTTCCATTATAAACCTCCTTTAAATTCACCAGGTTTGAGTGCTGCCTTTTTAAATGGAGATATAAAAGCAGCCTGTACTGCACCTATACCAGATAAACCATTTTTTGAAGCCTTAAGAAATATATTACCACTTTCTCTTGTAATTCTTTTACCTTTTGGAACCACAACTTCTTTTGTTTCTTTTGCATCTCCAATTTCTATTCTTCTTCCCAAAACAAGTGTTTCATTTGCTTTATTTCCTATTTTGACTGTGTTGCCCTGTAAATGAAGTTCCTCTGCTGCCTGTAGAACAATATTTCTCCCATATATTCTTACCCAACCATTTTCAGCAGTTATCGCCATATCGCCATTATGTGCCATCGCAACGTAACTTACATCCCCCTCTTTATTTTTTGATCCTGTTTGTATTTCTAAACTACCATCTGCCTCCATAGTAGCAAGACCACTTGCGTGTAATGCCTGTTGCCACTTGTAATCTTTATCATTAACTGAATATATTTGGTATGCAACACCACCACCAACACCTACAGGACCATTTGTTTCAATAAGAAAATTAGGTCCGAATACGTCTAATACTCTACTTTCACTTTTACTTGCCATAATTAATAACCGTATCCTCCACCTCCACCACTACTTGGTGGTGTGCTTGGTGGTGTGCTTGGTGGTGTGCTTGGTGGTGTTGGATCTATGTCTGTATCCATATCCATCGCATCATCTACTGGATCAGTGTAAGTATCTGTGCTCTCTGTTGTTTGTGTTTGTTCACTCTCTTGAACTAATTGTTGAATCGATCTAAAATTAACCTCCGTAGAACTAACACGTTGTGGTGATCCATCTCTCAAACTCTCTTGGGGTGTATTGTAAATTATATCATCACTCTCAGTGTGAATTGCTCCTGTCATCTTTTGTCCATTAGGCATCACATGGAAAGGACCATTATACTCTTTTCCATTTACATATCCAACTATATTATTTCTTGGTGTAATACAATCAATTACTTGAATAACTTCTGACTGTCTACGTTTACGAGTCATAATTGGTGTTAATATTGCACCACTTCCAGTATAACTTTTGACTCCTAAAGATGGTAATGTACGATATGCTTTATCATTTGTACATACTTTTGTAATCGAACCGTTTTCATCTACACCACAAATTTCAAAATCATCTATTTTATCATTTAATTTATAACCAGAACCACCTTTTTCAACCACAATTTCATCTACAAATACATCAGTTTGTTCTCCTGTTGGGTAGTTTTCACCCTCAGATAACATAAGAACACCAGTTAATTGTCCAAAAGTAGGTGAATTTGGATCTTTATCAATTATTGCACGACCATAAGCACCATAACCTTGATCACAATTATCTACAAATGAGATAAGGGGTTCACTTGTGTATCCTTCACCAGGATATGTTATATCCACACCCAAAATACTTCCAGTTGTTTTAACGTCTTCCAATATGCTACCAACAGGTTGTGTCTCACCATCTACAACAACTTCTGTTTCTGATATTGATTTATCAAGTTCTTCAATAAAGTTTCCAAGTATTACATCTCCTGCAGCACCTTCTCCTCCACCACCAAAGAACTCAACTCTTGGCAATCCACAATCTAAAATATTACCTCCATTACATGTAACCTCCATTTCCTCTCCAGTAATTGGATCTATTCTAGGAACATCAATATTACCAATCGCATCATCAAGTTTATCATTAATATTATCAATTTTTTTTGTTCCTGCATCAATAGATTTTGTTATAAAGTTTTGTTTTTTCTTCGTACTATCTGGTTTTGATGAACCTTTATTCAAAGTCCAACTCTCAACCTCATGACATTTAGCACCACTGTCTTTACAATTTAATAAACCATTCAATTTATTAACTATGTTTAGACCCTTTCCAAGAACATCTTTGATCGATCCAAAGGAACTTCCAATAATACTGAATAATTTATTAATTGGTTCTATTAAAGGACCAATGATTCCATCCATCAAACTACTTATCTTATTAGTAATAGTACCAATAAAATCTTCAACTGCACACTCAAGAGGATTAATTAATCCTTTACTTATCATATTGGTAAGTAAATTTTTGATTGTATTCTTTAATGCCTTTTGAATTGTAGAGCCAAGACATCCAAAAGCACCAAAAAGACTTCCAATCGGTTTAAATGCACTTGTTAAAAATGCATTATTTTGTGCGATAGCAGCTAAAGGATTTGTGATTGTATTAAAAATATAATTCTTTGCTGCCATCAAACCTGTACTAACAAACTCAGATAATTTATCCTCAAGAAGAGAACTCATACTTGTTGTGAGACTAGTCATAGATGCGGATATTTCACTCACTGCAGTATCAAGACCCGAAACCATATTAAAAGCGCCACCTAACTTTCCTGATGCACCATTTAAAAATTTAGTTAAGGATTTTTGAATTTTTGATGCGTTTTCAGGAGGAGTACAATCAAAACTAACTGCTAATGGTATACTAGTCATAATCTTTTTTACTCATACTATTTAGTAGGGTATTTTTATTTTGATCATATTTCATAATGCTTTAATTATTTCATCAACCACATTTTTCTCATACCCATCTAAACCTTGCTTTGTTGCTTGCCTAAGTGCTTGTTTATAAATTTCTACATTCACTTCTCCCTTCTCATAAGAATCTTTTATAGCTTCTATGGTTGGTGTATTTAAAGAAGTTTCTGGTTCCCACTCAAGAGGGTTAATTAATTTACCACTTGCAGGTTGATATTTTTCTGTTTGCTCGATTGGTATCTCATCTCCTCTTTCTGCTTCAGGAATTATTTCTTTTATCTTTTCTGATGGATCATTAGCAGTTGCTTTAGTCCATTCTTTTGGATCAAGACCAGAACCACCTGGTGTTGCAGGTCCTATCTGTTCATTAAACTCACCACTTATAATACCAGTATTTTTTAGAGAACCATAAAAACCTGATAAATTTTCAAAATTACCTGAACCAGGCACTTGTGTAGAGGTTCGAGGATAAACACCTATAATCATGGTCGGACCTCCACCACCTTTCACACCATAAACATAATCACCCTGACTTATTCTGACAGATCTTAATTTATATGCACCTCCAGAACCAGCAGTTGTTGGAAGTAAACAGTATGCATAATCAATTTTTTCAGATGTAATAGTATCAGATTGTGTATTCTCTCCCATAATTCTAACTTTATATCTCCAACCCCAACCACCTTCAAGTTGATCTTTTTGTGCGTCATAGGAAACAACAGTTCCTGTCCACGATTCAAGTGGTGTTTTACCATACAGAGATCGATCATTAACTTTTGATATTTTTGGTTTTTTTCTATCCATTATTTGCTACTTGTATATAATCCATAGGTATCACGGGCTAAAGTCATTGATGTATATGAATGTTTAGGATCAAAGTGATGACTTAAATGAAGAATAAGATAAAAACCACTTCGATGTTGATTTTCTCTCTGTAATACTTTATTACCACCAGTTACATTTTCCATTTCTAATTTTATCACTTGACCTGCCATCAGTAATATATTACAAGGAACTTGGATTTCAAGAACTTGAGAGTGTAACATACTATATCTCATCATAGCCTGAGGTTCATATTCTGCAGGACTATTTGTTATCTTATCACTTACACCTTCATCAACATTACCTGGTGCAAGAACATAACTATAGGTTTTACAATACTTTTCTAATTTATTTTCATTTTGATCGACTATTTTTTTAGGTTTACTTCCAAGATAACTAGAATCTTTGTCAAGTAAATTTACTACATTATCTTTAAATTCACCAGTTAGTAAATTTTTTGTTTGTATACGAACATTATACACTCCTGCCTTCAGAGCATTGAATAAATTATGATCTCTTTTCAAAATTGGCATCTTTACCATATTATAATCATCTTCATTTGATCCTAAATCTTGTCTTTGATTATTGAAATATTTGTATGTGCGAACGTCACGAACACTTGCATTTTCTTTATATTCATTCATACCTTGTTCAATTAAACTCTCAATAGATCTAAAATTAAATCCTTCTTGAGTTTCATAAAAGAAGAAACCAGGTGCACCTTTTACAGGTTTACATTTTCGACTTAAATTAAATATTAAATCAATTGGTGTTTCATTTTTTCCTTCTATCTTATCTACTGTGCTTGATTTTTCTATGTTTTCATTTCTGAAAGGTAATTTATTTTCTTTTAATATTTTTTTTACTGACTCGTCTACAGTTCCTATACCATAAGAACTCAATCTTGGATTATTACTACTCTCAATAGAAAATTTTGATTTTAATTCTAATGTTAAAACTTGTCTAGTAGATTGATCTAAAGTGACTGGTGAAGCAGTAACAACTAATGGTTTTAAAGATGTAATTGTTCCATTTTCGTTTGATATTTTAAATTTAAAAGTTTCTGTTCCGTCATGTTCAAGAGGAAATCCATCTTTTATTGTTGCTAAATTACCTCTCCTATCCACGACAGAATCACCTGTATCAACAATGGTTGCATTTGCAGTTATCATTGGTGAATAGATGCTCTCATAGTAATTAAAAGAAATAGTTTTTCCTTCAACACCAATAGATTGTGGATTATTTTCGTCAGATTTCTCCATACGAAGAACTTGATAATTGGATGGTCCTGCTAATGACATTATTTGTTAACTATCTCCCTTTGTCGTATAATAATAATTTTTTCATCGACCCCATCATCATCTGTATCCTCTGACCCAATACCAAGTTTCAAGTTATCAATATTTAGTTCATTTTCATCAAGTTTTTTAAAAAGTCTCTTTGTGAATGCATTTTTTTTCTTATCCTCTGGTGTTAAACCCTCTGTTTGTACTAACTCAATATCTTTATCTTTTAAAATGTTATCAGTTTTATCAACATTTCTTTTTAAATTTGATTTATTATTAGATCTCTTAAATTTTGAATCAATCGACTCATCCTCCGATTTTCTATCATTATCTTCTTGTGTATTGTCGGTTAAAATGTTTGATAAATCAAAATTATCTAGTTTGTCTGCATCACCTTTAAATCCTTGAAGTTCTTTTTCTGCATTTTTAATACTGTTATCTACATCATCAAAAGTATTATTTACTTTTTTCTCCATTAATCCAAAACCTGCAATAAAGTTTTGTATACCTGCAACCATACCAGTAATAAAATTACCAGTATTTTCAGAATTTTCTTTCATCATCTTAGAGTCATCATCAACTTTACGATTGACTCCTGCAATGGCATTTATTGCGACTCCAAATAGTAAGAGTGAAGCAAAGTTAAGAACTTTACCCAATATTGAACTCGGTCCTGATAATACTTTGGATTTTATATTTCCAATTGATTTTCCAAAAGATGATGATGAAGATTTTAATTTTGCATCTCTCTTTTTTCTCTCCGCAACATTTCTTCTTATTCTTTTTCTTTTATTAGAAATAGATTTAAATTGTGATCTAAAATTGGTAAATGAACCTTGAATTTTTTCTGCTAGTGAATTTAATTCTTTTGCTCTATCTTCAACTGCCATTATACAATGTCCTCCATGAAGAATGCAAATTCCGAAGGATATGGATCACTCGGATTCATAGAACTAAAATGCTCTGCTGCACCAACTAATGAATCTCCACCAGGTTCCATTTGTCGAATTGTTTGATCATTACCTACATATTTGTCTGGTAAATTTAATTCTTCTATAGTTGTTCTTCTTCTCCTTCTCCCTCTTCTTAATGATTTCATTTGTTGAGCAGTCATAACTTTACCACTAAATGGCATACTCGTAAATCTTTTTGCATTAGGTGTTTGTTCATCAATTACAATCGTTTCACCTTTTTCAAAAGTTCCACCCATAGCAAGTTCCTTGTCTGGTTTTTTCTGTTTTTCTAATATAGAACCTTCAAATGCACCAAACTCTCTTGCAATGTCAACTGCAGCAACACCCCAACCAAGAACAGGTATCGCACTACCTAATGATAAAAATCCACCAACTATATCTCCCTTGCTAAATCTATAGATCGCAGCACCAATATCAATAAAGTTACCAATTAAAGGTAAGGCACCTAATATTTTAGGACCACCTTTTTTTATACCAACTTCTGCTACTTCTTTTAATACTTTACCCTTCATGGTATTTCTACCTGCTTTTTGTATTAACTTTTGCATTTTAGGTAAAAAGTTTTTGAATGTTTTACCTGTGAATAAATCAACATAAGTCATTGGATTTAACAAAGTAAATATAACTTTTCTAAACCCACCAATTACTTTTCCAATAACCTCTGCAATAATAAATGCAGCTCCACCAAACGCAACTAAACTAATGATTGGTCTGTCTGTTATTTTCTTAAGTGTTTCTTGAAATTTTAAAAGGTTTTGAGGATTAGATAACCATGCAAGAGCAGCATTTACCCCAACACCTGCTAAGAATAATTTTCCAAAATCTAATATTTTTTGAAATATTCCTTTAAATGGTGCAGTTACTGTGCTTGCTGTTGATTTTACAAATTTAGAAACTTTTTTTGCTTCTAATCTTTCTTCTTTATCTTCTCTCTTACTACCAAGTTTGTTTTGTTGTTCCTTTTGAAGTAAATCTTTCTCTGCCTGTAATCTTCTACTAAAATCATTGTTGAGTTGTAGTGCTATATTTCCTAAAACTTCATTTGTTCTTATTAATGATTCTTCTAATACATTTACCTTTGGTGTTATCTTCTCTCCTATTTCAACTCTTTGTGCTTTAAAAATATTTTTTAATGTTGTTATCTTTTTTTCATTATTGGCGACTCTCATTCCAAGATCACCTGAACCAATCTTGAAGGTGCTCTTATTAATTTTAGGTGTCTTTACTGTATCAGGTTCCACGTTGTTGTGCCTTTAAGTTTTCTTCCTCAATATGTTGTTGTAGTAAAGAAACATATATCTCCCTTTCCCAAGGAATCATGTTCTCAATCTCAGTCAATGAGTATTTATGATGCTGAATCAAGGCAAAGTTAACTTTATAGTATGACTCCAGATTCGTGTGAGCCATACCTAGTTGAAAAAAGCTGCCAGTCCCTCCAATACGACATCAGATTCTACTCCCGTATTAGGATTTTTTACTGTTATCTTATGTGAAAGTTTAGGCATAGTATCAAAAAATGATTCAATTGTTTTAAACTGTTTTGTATTCAATTGATCAACAAAACTTTCTAATTCTTTTTGAGTTGAATCAGAAGCATTCCAACTTTCTTCCTCATTGTAAATCATATCAATACATGATGTGATTACTTTCATAGTATTTCCAATTGTTTCATTACCAACTTCAAAATTATTTTCAATAAATTGATCCATTGATGGATATTTTAATTTTAAAGATAAATTATCATCAAGTTTGATAGTATCTTGATGAGATTTATTTTTCTTAACTTTGATTGTCTCTAAATCAATTGACATCTCCACTGATGTTTTTTCATCGTCTGGGCAAGTCACATTTACTGTAATTGATTCACCAACTGATTTTGATCTAATATTCAAGAAAAGATATTCAATGTCAAAGGTCGCAAGTTTTTGAATTTTTACTCCTCTTGTAAGAATACAAGAATCAAGTATTTGAACAACTGCATCTGTGATCTGTTTTGGATCTTCAGTTTCAAGTGCCATGATAAGAATTTTTTCTTCTCTCACTAAAAATGGTCTATATTTTATTTTTTTTCCATTTGAAGGTAGAGTTAATTCATAAGACGGTGTACTAATCTTAGGTAAAGGCATGATTATTTCACTGTGTAAAATTATTTATAGGGTATGTTTTAACCTCTTACTATATAGCGGTCATAATTGAAAGATACTGTGACTTTTAATATATCAGCAGGTCCATAAGAAACTGGGACTGATGCCATGCTCTTTGGAAAAGCATTTATAAATTGATATCTCATAGTTCTTTTGAAACCTTTTTCAAATTTGTTTATATACAATGTATTACATTTATAAGAGTCAGGATATCTCATCCTACGATAGAATGATTTTGTTTGTTGATTAAGTGCAACATTTGCTCCACTTGAGATATATTCCATCCACCCCTCAAATATTTTCAATAAAGTATAATCGTCATCAATATAAAAAGTGAAATCAATATCAGTGTAAATTCTTGTATGAGCATATTGCTGTGGCACGCCCATGAAGTTATCTCTAACTTCTGCTGTTGCATAAGCAGTTGTAGGTAAACTTGCATCACTACACAAAATTCCCGATCTTTGACTTAAAAAAGTTCTAAAATCAGAAGCATCTGTATATGATTGTAAGTATGAATTAACTTCAGGTGTCAGTGATGTAAGTGACACCAAAAAATGGTTTGTTTGCGCCAAAGGACCCATGATCCGATTGGCTGCTGACATATTATATGGTTTTACTAGTGTTTCTGCCACTCTAAATAAGTATGATTGTTATTTCTATTTATGTCATATAAAGGAAAATATTATCCTTCTTATCCCAAAAAGTATAAAGGTGATCCTACAAACATTATTTATAGGTCTCTTTGGGAGAGAAAATTCATGGTTTATTGTGATAAGAATGAGAGAATACTTGAGTGGGGAAGTGAAGAAATTGCATTACCATATCGTTCTCCTGTTGATAATAAGGTTCATAGATACTTTCCTGACTTCTATATCAAGGTTCAAGAGAATACAGGTAAGATAAAACGATATCTAATTGAAGTTAAACCACTCAAACAAACAACAAAACCAAAGAAACCGAAGAGACAGACAAAAAGTTATTTAAGAGAAGTATATGAATATGCTAAGAATCAGGCAAAATGGAGAGCAGCAACAGAGTTCTGTGAAGATCGTTTATGGGAATTTAAGGTCATGACTGAAGTAGAACTAGGAATCAAATGAGTCGTATTGCACCACTGGTGGGTAATCTTATTGGTAGTGAAACTGCTGATGAATTATTAGTTGACATCATGGGAGCACTTGATGATAGTGCAGAATCAATTCCAGAGGTTGGTAAGATATATGTGTTTGCATATCAACCATCAACACCTGGCATTCGATATGATCAAAATCCTTTAGTTGCTGTAACCAATGTATTCGATTGGGGATTTAAAGGAATCAACTTTCATTGGGGTCAATCTCGTTCATATACCTTTCAAGAAGTAGCAAGTCAACTCTACCAAGTCACAAATGAGGAGTTACAAGACCTAAATACAATACCATTTGCAAAATTTCGTATAAATAACTAAAAATAGGTCGATATGGCATTAATAAAAGATCAAAATCGAAAGAAAATTCAAAATACGCAAAAGAATTTAAAGATAAAGAAAGATAAAATAGCAGAATTTAGAAAAAATAATAAAGGTTTTACTTATCGTGAAGCTGAGATTGAATTGTTTGAAGGTGGAATACCAACAGTAACATTAGATAATGGAGATAAGGTCAAATTACAACTTCAAAGAAAAACGGAATATAAAGATACAAGCAGAGGTTTAAGAGTTGATACAGTCGAAGAGGTTTTTGTTGACGTTAAAGGAAACGAATATGATAAAGAAGGAAATTTAACAAAACGTTCTCCCAATGATCCAGCTCCAGTAAATTTTGATGATATTAGAAAGAAAAGATTAGCAAGATATGGTAAAAGAAGACAGGGTGGTGTGCTGAGATATCCTGCAGAGTTACTTACAGAACACACAGATTATCTACAGATTGATATTGAAAGATATGCAGAGATTGGAAAAAGTTATATTTCTGATACAGGTGGTAGTAGTAGATATGTAATTGGAAATGCATCTCAGAACCGTGCTGGTAGAACAAGAAAATTATCTCGCAGACCACTGATAAATGCAGGTACAATCTTACTACCAATACCTGCTCAGTTACAAGATACAAATAATGTTGTATATGGTGATTCAAAAATGAATGGTCTTGCAGCTGCTGGTGTTCAGGCATTAGAAGGTGTAATGTCATCACTTGGTGGACAGGTTGCAAATAATCAAAAATTTGATCTTTCTGATGATATTGGCACATTTAAAGACGAATTAAAATCAGGATTAGGTGGTGGTGATCGACAATCTGCATTAAACACAGCAGCAGATGTTCTAACAAAAAAATTAGCATCTGAGGCTGTTAATATATTTGGAGCAAACGTAACAGTCAATCAGTTATTGGCAAGAGGAACTGGTGAGATATTAAATCCAAACATGGAATTATTATTCAGTGATGTGACAATTAGAAACTTTAGATTTTCATTCAAATTAACACCTCGTAATGCAAAAGAAGCGGAGCAAGTTAAATTAATTATTCGTGCATTTAAGAGAAACATGGCTCCACAAGCACAAGGTGGTGTTTCAGGTTCAGGTAATTTCTTTTTAAGAGCACCAAACGTATTCAAGTTAAGATATCGAAGTGGTGCAAATGATCATCCATTTCTAAACAAATTCAAACAGTGTTTCTTGACTGATATGCAAACAACATATACTGGTGATGGTGTATATTCAACATACGAAGATGGAACACCAGTATCAATGCAATTAGATCTATCATTCAAAGAGTTACAACCAATTTATGATATTGATTATGATACAAAACCAGGTGATGGAGCAGTAGGTTACTAATGGGATATTTCAGAGAACTTCCAAATTTATTATATCCATCTTTTTTACCTGATAAAACATCCTCTTTGGATTTTGTTGAAATAAAAAATGTATTTCGTCGTGCAAAATTAAGGGATGACTTACAGAATAATTTTACCGTATTTGAAAAATATGAAATACCTATGGGTCTTCGACCAGACACAGTTGCAGAGGAATTATACGGTAGTGATGAATTAGATTGGGTTGTATTAACAGTGGCAGGTATTTTAAATGTAAGAAATGAATGGCCATTAAGTGATCGAGACATATATGATTATTCACTAGACAAATATGGAGAGAGTTTAAACTCAGTTAAATTTTTTGAAACAACAGAAGTTAAAGATACAAATGGTAGAATGATATTACCTAAAGGTAAAGTTGTTGATAGTAATTTTACAATACCAAAACCTGGTGAACCAACTGCAACATTAAGTCCTGTTGTTGGAATTAGTAATTATGAATATGAAACTCGTTTAAATGATGAAAAAAGAAATATATTTGTCTTAAGAGAAGAATATTTACAACAATTTTTAAATGATATGAGAGAATTGATGACGTATGATGAGTCATCAGAATTTATTGACGAAAGAACAGCACAAACAGAAAATACAAATATAACATTGCCATAAAAAAAGGAGGTCGTTTGACCCCCTGTGTGCTTACTCTTCTGCGAGTTTCGCAAAGTATGATAATGCATCATCCTCGTCTTTATCTACCGTTGAGGTAGTTTGAGGTGCGGATACAGCAGCAGTTACTAACTCTTCTGCAGAACCACGATCATTATCTTCCTCATAGACATCTGGGTCTTGAGTAGGTCTTTTGCTTCCAAGAACATATTCTAATCTTTTCTTGAGATCTTCATATGACTTGAACTGATCGGCAGCAACAATCTCTGCGAGAGAGTATTGTTTCTTCCATAGACCCTCAAGTGCATCGTCATCATCAAGTAATGGAGTTACAGCAGCAAACTCAGAACTATCATAGTTTCTGTATCCTGCCACGTTTTTTGCCTTTAACTTGAAGTTTGCACCTTGCCAGAAATCAAACGGATCAATTGCTTCCTCATCTTCAAACTCAGGTTGCATTGCAGCAGTAAGTTTATCAAATATTTTTTTACCATATTTGAATAAGAATACCTTACCTTCGTTC